GTACGGCTCAGCCTTTTTTGCAACAGGAGCGGGGACATACGACCTTCCGGCTGCGGTGGCAGGCATGAGCTTTATCTTGTACTCAACGGGTGCTAATGCAATTATTATTAATCCAGATGATGGGGACACAATTACCTATGACGGAGTAAAAGATACTGCTGGGGATCAGATTGCCAGTCCATCGGGGGCAGGTGACTATATTGCTTTTATAGCATTGAATGCTACAGATTGGTATGTGCTTGGTCATAGCGGAACGTGGGTCCCGGGAGCTTAACTATGAGAAAGAAAATATCTTTACTTTTACTTTTGGTTTTTATTCCTGCTCTGGCCTATGCTTGGGGTGTGGTAGGGATTAGTGGAGGGGTGCCAAGCGGTGGTAGTTGTGATGACTGCTCAGGTGATTTGAAATTCTCCTGGCATATGGAAAATGTGGATCTCACATTAGGAACTCCATGTGGTTGTGTGGATTCCGGGGGAGATATAACTGCTACAGCAAATGCATCTATTGAATTGTCAGCAACTCAAAAACAAGATGGATCTACCTCTGCTTTATTCAACGCAGATAATGAGTATTATTCGTTTACTGTGTCAAGCGGTGATTTAATAACGGCTGCAGAAGGAAAGGTGATTTTCTATGTTTATATAGATACGTTTGATGCTGACGAATCCGTCTTTTCAGCCGTAGGAGACGCAGATGATTACATTGAAATACAGATGGTAATAAACTCTGCTGCGATTGATTTTTATGGTGTTTACAGTGGGGCCGGTACAATTGACACCTTGCTGGTTGATTCTAACAGGATTGAGGATGAGTGGATTTATGTAGAATATGGATGGAAATACGGCGTGGATGGCAACGATCATTATATAAAAATCTGTGATGCTGATGGCGTATCTAACTGTGTTACTGAAGAGCAGGACGATGATCTTGGTTTAGTAGATACAGCTTTTACAGAATTGCGGATCGGAACGGCGAATCAAGACACTATTTCTTGTTATCTGGATAATTTTACTTCTTATGCAACAAGTGGGTATTAATAATGAAGCAAATTCTATTTACCTTATTCTTTTGGTTGTACTTTGCGCCTTCTGCTCTTGCAGCTTCTTTTAATGTCGTTGACTATGGCGACACCACCATGTCAATTACCAACTTTGAGTCTGCCCTTGCTGCTGCTTCCTCTGGTGATACGATTCTGTTTGACGGTAACGATGCTACATGGACAGCGGAAGCAACTGTTGGGAAAGCCGTTATTATTACTGGTGGGGGAACTACATTAACTGAGAATGGAACATTGACAAATGGTTTCTTTAATATAACCAACTTCACAGATAATACCAACACCATGCAGATTACGGGGTTTATATTTCAAGGAAATGACCAGGGAACGGCAAAGGCCATTAATGTTGATAGTTCCAATATGGCCTTAACCTATCTTCGTATAGACAATAATGATTTTCACTTCTTTGCAAAGTGTATTTCGGTCGGTGGGTCTTATGGTGTTATAGATAATAATACGTTCTATAATGCTCGTACAGCCATTGAATTTACGGCTGGCACTAATGCTCAAGCTTTATCTTCATGGGCTTCAATGGCTGCTGGAACGGCAAATGCTTTATTTATCGAGGATAATGATTTTATTCTTAATGCCGACTATCCTGGGGAAATTACTCAACAACAAATCAGCGCATATAATGGCGGGAAAATAGTTATAAGGCATAACACGTTAGATACTGATGACATAGCTTATCAAGGTGGAACAGCAGCTATGATTATGCTTCATGGAAGTGCAAATGCTGGCGGGACTCCTACTTACGGATATTGGGAATCTGGAGATGGTGCGAGAAGAAGTCCTTCGGTTATCGAAATATATGAGAACACCATGCATGGATACAGGCTTGATTTTTTATGTCAGTTGCGTGGTGGGGCGTGTCTTGTCTGGAATAATAGCATAACCTCAGTTATTGGAACTCCAAGAATATATCTGAGAGAAGAAGAATACACTGTATTAAGTGGATGGGACCCTCTCAGAACTGCTTGGCCAGCGGAAGATCAGATACATAACTCATTCTTTTGGGGCAATACCATACAGGGCGTAGCTGCGGATGTAGACGATGTAGTTGTGTTGCCAAGTAACGATGATTGCACAGGATCAGGAACTCCATTCACTAACTGTACTGGTGTGGGTATTGGGACTTACGATCTTGATGAGGAAGATGCTTTTATTAAGGTAAATCGTGATTTCTTTATGCACGAACCATCAACTATAGGAGACGGAGAAACGCTTGGGATTGAGACTTTTACCTCTGCAAACGGTGCTGCTGGAACTCACCCCACAGACGGAGACCCTTATGCAAATGAAGGAACCATGACATTCACCGCTGATGTAGAAAATGCTTACTATGGATATGTAGCCTATGAGTACAAACACCCCCTTCAAGGCGTAGGCCAATCAGCCTCCGACAAGTCAATCTCTGGGGTAGGTCCAACAGGTGGGGGCGGTAGCATAACAGGCGGGGGAACAGGGACAATAACGGGAGAATAGAAATAATTATAAACAAACAGACCGTTTAAAATTTAAACAAACTATGGCAACAGTACAGATAAGAATAGGCAGTCTAATAAACATTCATCAGTATGATGATGGAGATTATGATTCTGCTATTGAAACATTAGCCCCTATCAAATGTGGGACTCCTATAGATGGAAATGACGTCTTGCGATTAAATGATTTAGGGGAACTATTTGCAGCTTTTATTGGTACCATAGTTACATTTGAAGGTAATGTAATTTGCTTTGATGGTGATGTAGTTTATATATAGGACTTAATATGCCTTATTTAAAAGAAAATGCAATAACTAAAGTAGCCTCAGTTGCTGGAGTAGATATGAAAACTGCTGCAGCAAAGACTGATCTCTTTACTGTCCCAGATGGAAAAACATTCTATCCAACAGCTGTAGTCATCAGGGAACCTTCTGCCTCAATGACTGGAGGTACAGACTATGACTTTGGTACTGGAGCTCTTTGCGACACATGGAGACAGACCATTGATCTCTCAAGTATGACTACACTAGCCACTGACTTTATGGAAATTAAAGGTGCTGACGTTACTAAATACACAGACTGTGCTGCAACTTCTGTGTTTGGCATCTATGTAAACACTGGATCAAATGCAGCTTGCACTGCAACTATTGACGTATTTGGGTTCTTAGCATAATGGGAAAGAGAATAATTCCAGGACATATGTATCCTAGACTTAACGAAGATGGGTCTTTATCTGTATTAGATTTGAAACTTTTATCTACAATTCTTCGTTCTATCCCGGAGACTGGTAATATAGAGTTTGCAGACAGTCGTTTTTATATTACTAACATAGCTCATCAGAGATCTATTGATAGAACAAGTGATGTAGTTGAAACAACTGTCACAGCTGAGAATACAGCCCTTGGAGTTGAAACAACTATCTGGACGGCCACTATGGATGCTGGTAGTCTGGCTGTAGGAAATGTATTTAAGTTTCACGCAGATGGTGTTGTAAGTAATGCTGGGGCTGCACCAGCTCATCGAGTTACATTGAGAATTAAAGTAGGTGGAGTAACAAAAGCTACACTAAGCCCTGTTGCTGGAGGCATGACAAATGCTTATTGGCATATAGATGCAAATGCTACACAGAGGGCTATTGGAGGTATTGCTGATCCAAGAGCAATGCATATGCATGCACAAGTAGATACTACAGAGCTTGAGATAATTGCAGTTGTTAATGTAAACACTACAGCAAACATGGATGTGACTTTAACTGTTGAATGGGCAAGTGCTGACGTAGCTAATATATTTGACCTATACCAAGCCTATATGGAATATAAGAATTAGGAGTTAAGATGCCTTATATAGTTCGTGGAGAACCTACAGGGTGGAAGAATAAAATATATGATAATAAAGATCATAACTATGAATATCCTGATGGGTTAGATCTAAAACCCGGAAGTGATTTTCATAACAAGCTGCGAAGCAAAATCTGGCAACGTGCTCAGGAATCAAGAAATGAAATATCTAAGCGTTTTGACTCCTGGCGTGAAATAGATAAGACCCTAACAGCTTACATTCCACTCAAAGACCACGAGGAAAAACTGAAGAAAAAAGACTCTTCTAAGCCTGTGTCTGTAGTCTTCCCCTACAGCTACTCAATGCTTGAGGCTTTGCTAACTTACCTAACAATGGCTTTCTTTCAAGACCCTATGTTTCAATATGAAGGTGTAGAAGACGATGATACTGAGGGAGCTATGTTAATGGAGTTGGTTATTAGACTTCACTGTATTAAGAACAAGGTACCCTTAAATGTTCATACTTCCTTACGTGACTGCTTAGGTTATGGTATAGGTGTAGCACTCCCAGGATGGAGTACCCTTTATGGACGTAAGCCTATTAAATCATCTATAATTACGCAGTCTGAACTTGGTGATAGTACTTCTAATTCTGTAAACATGGTTCATTCTTTACTGTTTGAAGGTAATAACCTAACCAATATAGACCCTTACATGTGGCTTCCTGATCCGTCTGTGTCCAGTATAGATGTTCAGAAAGGTGAGTTCGTAGGCTGGGTAGATCGTGATAACTATATGAATCTACTAAGTGAGGAAGGTGAGCCTAATTCTTCCTTATTCAATGTTAAGTATCTAAAGACAAAGAAAGACAAAAGGTCTACCTTTGCACTTGATCAGAGTGACAGGGAGAAAAGAATAGGTGGTCCAAGTGACTTAAATAGGTTAATGACTAACTCTACAAATCCCGTAGATACTATCAAGATGTATATTAACTTAATTCCAAAAGACTGGGGATTATCAAACTATGAAAGGCCTGAGAAGTGGTTCTTTGAACTAGCTGCAGATGATGTAATAATAGCATGTGAGAAAGCAGACCATAATCACGGAATGTATCCTATTAGTGTAGCATCACCAGAATTTGACGGCTACTCAATTACACCTATTGGACGCATGGAGGTATTATACGGTCTGCAGCATACGCTAGACTTCCTCTTTAATTCGCATATAACTAATGTAAGAAAGTCTATCAATGATATGCTGATAGTTGATCCTTACCTTGTAAACATGAATGATTTAAAAGATCCAGACAAAGCAGGGAAACTCATAAGGTTAAGACGCCCTGCTTGGGGACGTGGAGTTGATAAAGTTGTACAGCAACTTATGGTCCAAGATATTACCAGAGCTAACATTCAAGACTCTGCCTACATAACCCAGTGGATGGATCGTATAAGTGGGGCTGATCAATCTATGCAGGGAGCCCTTAGGCAGGGCGGTCCTGAGCGATTAACTGGTGCTGAGTTCCAAGGCACACGAGGCAGTGCAATCAGCCGCTTGCAGCGTGTAGCTATGATAATAGGTATGCAATACATGCAGGACATAGGTACTATGTTTGCTGTCCATACTCAGCAATACATGACTCAAGATACATATGTGAAGATTGTAGGCAGGTATGCAAGTCAGCTTAAGAAAATCTTTGGTGAGGATAGCACCAGAGTCAAGGCTTCTCCATATGATCTAGCAGTAAGCACTGATCTTATTGTAAGGGACGGATCAATTCCAGGAGGGAATTTCTCTCAGTCATGGATTGAGTTATGGAAGATAATCTCTGCTGATCCCACTCTAAGACAAGAATTTGATGTATTTAGAATATTCACCTATATAGCACAGCAGCTAGGAGCAAAGAATGTAGAAGACTTTAAACGTAACCTTAACCAAGTTCAAAGTACAGTAGTGCCTGATGATCAGGTTGTAGACCAAGTAGGTAAAGGAAACTTAGTACCAGTGGGGACTGAATAATGGATGAGATTATAAGATCTACTAAATCACAAGTAGAGGAATTCAAAGACTCAATGCTCTGGCTTGATATTAAGCATGAGCTTAAAGAACTAGCCAGACGATCTCAACTTGAGTATGATATAGTAGGTGAACCTCATGTAGACGATGAGGGACATAAAATAGTCCCTAACTCATCTGAAACATTAATTCACTTAGGCGACATTAAAGGTAGAAGAAAAGCTGTTAATTATTTTCTAAGCTTACCTGAAATATTCTTACAGATTCTGGAGGATAAAAAAGATGACCTTGAACGCAAATCAGCCGACTGATCAAGTATTAAATAGTGAAATACCTGCATATATTAGGGCTAATCGAGTAGCTATAAACTCCGTCTCAGGGTCTGGAAATGTAGGTATTACTGAGCTAGAAATCGCTCTCGGAGTAACTTCATTAACTATAGGTTCAGATGTTGGATCTTATGGATTTGAGATAGTTAAGGTCTCAGGAGCTGCTGCAGTAGTTATTGCAACTATGCTTGGTGGAAGTGAAGGGCAGGTAAAAGTATTTGTTTTCCAGGATGCTAATGTAGACATAACAGATGGTGCTAAGGCTGACGGAAAATTCTATCTTAATCACCTACCTGCATTATCAGACTATGTACCAGAGCAAGATGATGTACTTGCTGTGGTTAATGTAGATGGAGATGGAGCAGCTGTTCACGGATACTGGAAGGAGCTATTTAGAACTACGTCCGTGAAATAGTCCGTTTAAAAATTAAACATACTGGAGGTTAGCAAAATGGGAGATGAAGTGAAAGAGGAAATACAGACTGATGTGGAGATGATGAATAAATCTTTTAGCGAAGGGTTGGAGGAGCCAGTTGATGATCCAGTTGATGACCCTATTGAACCTGTCGAACCTGTGGAGCCAATAGATCCGGTAGATTCGGTAGATCCAGATGACCCTGTGGAGCCAGTTGAACCTATAGAGCCTATAGAGCCTGTAGAACCAGTGGAGCCTATTGAACCTACTGAGACTGAGAAGGAAAAGGAACTACGTGAAGAAAATGAGTCTCTTCGAGCTAAACTTGCAGAAGTTCCTAAGCCAAAAGCTGAGCCTGAGCCAGATCCAGTAGTAGAGACAGAACTAACTGAACAAGACTTTATTGGTGATCTTGATCTCGACGAGGTTACTCGTGACCCTACTGAGTTTAACAAGCTATTAAACAAGGTCTATCTACAGGCAGCTAATGACACTCGTAAGACATTAGGTGAAGGTGTTTTGCGAACAATTCCTGATATTGTTAAAGCTAACATTGTAACTATCTCTAACCTAAAAAAAGCCAAAGATGACTTCTATGACGAGAACAAGGATCTTAAACCTTTTAAGAAAGTTGTTGGTGCAGTCTTTGAGGAACTTCAAAGCGACAATCCTGATAAGACATATACTGAGATCCTTGGAGATGTTGCTATAGAAGTACGTACTCGGCTTGAGTTGAAGAAGGAGGCTGTAAAAGCTACTCCTGCTAAAAATAATACTCCTCCAAAACTTCATGGAAATAAAGGTAAGGCTGGAAGCAGTTCAACTAAACCAAAAACAGACGCTCTTCTCAATGAGCTAGACGAGATGAGCCAAACTCTAGGGAGGTAATTTAACTATGGGACTTGAGCAAAATAACGAACAGCATTACCGTGAGGTGCCTGATAAGTATGCAGCCCCTGTTGCAGATTATCAGATGACTACTCGCGACTATGTCATGCGTCCAGATTCAAGTGATATTCTAGGTGACTTAACTATAACCCTTCCATCTGTTGTGGAAGCAAAAGGTAGATGGTATTCTATTATTGCCAGAGATGCTGACATGACTCATAACATTGTTATCCAAGATAAGGATGACAGTGAACAGTGGGAAGGCGATATTAGATTAACTGAAACTGGTGGTGGTCAGTTGTTCTACTCTGATGGATTGAAGTGGATGGGCAGGACCTTTGCTGATATTGAGATTGAAGCTAGTGCAAGAGGATCTTATACTCAGGCAGCTGGAATTTCAGGTGAGATTGTTGCTGGTAGGTTTAGGTCTGAAGGTCACAAAGCTGACACAGGGTCTGGCCCTGCTTGCTATGGCGTTCATGCTCAGGGCATTGCTTATGCTGATCTGTTTACAGCTACTATTAATGCTGCTTATTGTGAAGCTATAGCTAAGGACGGTGCTTCAGTTGAAACCATTATGCGTGGTCTTATGGTTGCTGCTGATTCCGAAGGCACCCCAACATTAATTCAATCTATGTATGGTGCTCATATTCGAGTCAAAACCTCTGTACAGCCTACTGGTGCATATAGATGCTTAGTTCTCGAACATGAGAAATTTGGTGCTGGAACTCTTCTTGATGAATACATTAAGATTCTTGATACTACATTTACAGGAGCTAATACTGTAGCTACTTATGGCTTACGTATGTTGACTACAGGTATCATTACTAATGGAATATCTCTTGAAAGCCCAATGGTAACTGGTATAATGATTGGAGCTGGAGATATTACTGGTAATGCTCTTTTATTTGGTGTATCAGGGGAGAATACAGGCGGAGGCTTAATTAAAGCTGGTACTTCTGCTGCTAGAATAGTTCAGGATGTGGCCAACATGAAGTTTATGTCATTCTATCTTGATAATGGTGCTACTTCAGGCGACAACAGAGGTATGTATCTACGTCAGTATCTTACTGGTGCTGGTGGAGGTGGTGAGGCTGTTCGAATCTTTAGCACTGTTGAAGATGTAGCTTGTGGAACTGTTCATGGAGCACATATTTCACTAAACTTTGGTGCTACAGGGACTGTAACTGGTCTTGGAGTTGCTATGAGGGCTACGCTTCATATTGCAAATCAGGGAACTCAGGCAGGAACAATGGCTGCTATTCAGGCTGAGTTATGGTCTGATGGAGCAGCCTCAGACCCATCTGGGTCGCTTCTGAGCTTTCTCCGTATAGTCAATGGTGGAGATGCTACTGGGGTAGTTGACGTAGATGATGATGCTGCATTGTTTGACCTTGTGGGATTTGCAAGTGGAGCAGCTAAAATGTGGTATGACCATCAGGGTGGTGCCCCTGTTAATGTTGAGGAGTGGGTAAAGGTTAGAACTCCTAGTGGAACACGCTGGTTGGCCCTTTATAATGCAGTTGTGTAATTATGTCTTTCGTGGGATAGGGAGCATGCCCTGAAAAGCTGGTTCCTGACCAGCCTTCCCACGATCAACTTTCAGGATATCACAGGAGATATAAAATGAAATTATCAGTATTGGAAAGAGTTTTATTAGGTGGGATGCTGGCTGATTATCGAGGTAGTTTTACTAACCTTAAGATTGTCAGAGTAGGTCGTGAGGCATTGTCATTTACTGAAGATGAACTTGCAAAGTTGAAGATTGTGCAAAAAGATGATAATGTAACTTGGAATCCTGAAGCTTCACTTGAATTTCAAGATGTAGAAATCCTTGTTAGTGAGACTATGACTAATGTCATTAAAGGTATGCTTGAGAAACTAAACAAAGAGGAAAAACTCACTGACCAGCACTTCTCTCTATATGAGAAGTTTATTATTTAACTAAACAACTAACCATTAGAGGCTATTATGCTTGAAGATAAATTTGCACAGCATGATAAAGAAGTAGTCGACAAATATCACGGCCCTGAGGCTGACTACCAAATGAGTACTAGGGACTATGTGATGCGTCCAAAGGCTAATGCAGGCTCTGGACCTATTACTATTACCTTACCTCCAGTAGCAGAAGCTAAAGGGAGATTCTATAGTATTTTAGTTCGTGAAGCTGACTGGATCAATTCTGTAACCATTACTCATAAAGATGACTCTGAGTGCTGGACAGATGATGTAGTCTACTATGAATCCTGTGCTCCTTCATTATGGTATAGTGATGGACTCTTCTGGCATATGGTAGGTGCCTTTAGATTCACATGGGAAGACTTGTTTCCTAAAATGCAACCTTAACCTTAACAGTTCGTTTGAATTTTAAACGAACTTAGAACGGAGGTACTAATGGGATTCCGTAATAGTCTTTTACAACGTGGGATAATTTCTAGTGATGTTGAAGTCCTTATAAACGCTTTAGCCCTTAAACGTCAAGAAGCGCCTGCTACAATGACTGTGGCAGCTACAATAACTGCTGCTAATCTGCTTAAGGGTATTATCACAGGTACTCATACAGTAGGTGCTACTCAGGCTTATACATTGCCTACTGGCACACTTCTGGATGCTGAGCTAACTTCATTTATTATTAATAATGCCTCATTTGACTTTACTATCATAAATCTATCTGCTGCGTTAGCAGATACTATAACATTAACCGCTAGTACTGGGATCACTATTGTTGGTCAAGCTGTTGTCGACTCTGCTCATGCAGACTCTGAGTTTCCTAACTCTGGCACTTTCAGATGTAGAAAAACAGCTGCTAACACTTTTGTGGTCTATAGAATTTAATAGGAGGTAATTAACTATGTTTTTAGGTATGCGTGGAAATGACGACTGGGTAAATGACCAGCGTCCATTGAACTGGAGACAGCAAATAATGTATCTCTATCCTAACGGAATGGCTCCTCTAACAGCCATTCTCTCCATGATGGGATCTGAATCTGTAGACGATCCACAGTTTCACTGGTGGACTCAGCTACAGAGTGCAGTGGGTGGAGATGTAGATGGTATATATACTGTAGCTGACTTATCAGTTGCTTACGTAACTGGTGGTGTGGCTGGAGATACCCTCTTCGTTGAGATGGATGCAACTGAGGCTAACCGGATTAGGGAAGGGCACCAGATTTTGCTTCGCGATGCTTCTGACTGGTCTGTAGATGTTATCGGTAAAGTAACTGGCGTAACCAGAGGTGCAACAGCTGTGCTTGCTGTTAGGTTACTCGAAGACGATGATAACTCTGTAACTGGTGGCGATCTCAGTGATGCTGACACTTACAAAATAGTCGGTAACATAAACCCTGAGGGTGGTGAGATGCCTGATGCCATAGCTCTCAATCCATCTAAGGTCTACAACTATACTCAGATCTTTCGTTCACCTCTGTCTCTTACTCGTACTGCTCGAAAGACGCGGCTTCGTACTGGGGACCAGTATCAGAAAGCTAAATCTGAATGTCTGGAGATGCATTCCTGGGAAATGGAGCTTGCGTTTCTCTGGGGTATTAGAACTGAAAACACTGGTGACAATGGAAAGCCTGAGCGAACAACTATGGGGATCATTAACTTTATCAGAGCTTATGCTGCAGCCAACTGTGATGACTTCACATTGAATGCAACTTACTCTGGTCAGACCTGGGCAGCTGGTGGAGAACTCTGGCTTAAGAATTATCTTGAGCAGATCTTCCGCTATGGCGCTGAGGAGAAACTCTGCCTCTGTGGTAGTGGCTTCCTACTTGGTATTGATGCTCTGGCAATGGCTGGTGGTCAAGTTAACCTTCAACCTGCTCAGAAAATCTACGGAATGCAGATTAGAGAATGGGTAACTCCATTCGGGTCTATCTACATGAAGACTCATCCACTGTTTTCCTATGATGCAACTACCCGCAATATGGGGATTCTTCTTGAGCCTAAGGAACTGACTTACAAATACATAGATGATACAAAATTCTATGGTGAGAGTTCCGCGAAGAATCATCCTGAGGGATATGGACAGCGCCGTATTGATGGGACTAATGAGGAATACTTAACTGAAGCTGGTCTTGAGTTTGGGCTTGCACAGAAATGTGCAGTGCTCAATGGAGTTGGCCTACCTAATGTTGTGTAATTGCTAACCTCCGACTAGGCCAATAACGGGCTGGAGGGTTTCGCTCCTTTACCTCCAGTCCGTTTAAAAAATAAACGATCTGCTTGGAGACGGTATGAACTTACTACAATTAAGAACAAAGCTTAGATCTCTTTCTGGACGCTTCGATCTTGTCAATGAAGACTTCACAGACAATGGAGCTGACTTCTTTATCAATGAGGGAAGTCGACATCTTGATCGTCTAAATGAAAATCAGAAGTCATGGGCTAGTTGCTTTCGTCTAATCGAAATAGGTCAGTCCAGTGTCTCATTTCCTTACTGTCGAGCTATTAAGGAAGTCTGGGTTGCTTCTACTTCAAAGGGACGTTGGCAGCTTGAGAAGGAAGATCTTCAGGATTTGATAAGTGGTTATCTAACAGGACTTCCAAGCTCACGTAATCAGGGTATGCCAACTTATTACTCTCCCTGCCTAACACGCTATATTCCAGAGGATGCAGAAGTAGGAGACCTTGAAGCGTTCATTGGCTTTATTGAAATCCCTGCAGGTAATGCTCATGAGTATAACTCGATTCTTCTAAATGTTCCTACAGACGTACAACTTATGATTGATATTAGGGGATTGTTTTACTCACATTATCTAACTGCTGAGACTGATAAAAACTACTGGTCAGAAGTTCATCCATTACTTCTTATAATGTCTACTATGAGACACTTAGAGGTTATCAATAGAAATACTCAGGGTGTTAACGACTGGGATGCAGCTATAGAGAAACAAGTAAACTTAATAGGCTTTGATCTTGTTGAAGAAATAATTGCTGAAGTAAGTCATATGGAGGGATGATGGAAGATAGAATTAAAAAACTCGAGTTATTAGTAAGACGTCTCCTGCGTAAGGAAAGGAAGAAAGTCCAAGCTATTATAACCCCTTACCCAATCTCAAATGCAGTCTTAGGGGATGATATTAAAGGACATATTCTTCGCTACATGTTTCCCTGTGAAGGAACTATTATCAAAGGCTTAATTGATGTAGGGAAAAGACTTAAAGAAGGTGCTCTAGTTGAGGTTAGGCTTGGAGGTGAGGTTCTTGTAAACTCTAAGTCCTACACAATGAATGGAAGGAAGTTCTTACTCAGTCCTGAGTTAAAAACCTGCAGTGGTGATAAGTTAACTATCTCAATTAAGCCTGTGGGGAAAGAAATAATTACTGAGGTCTGGATTTCCTTCTTATGGGTTCCTACTATGAAAGATGTAGAGGTTAAGAAGTTCTTAATAGACTCTATTGAAGAGGATCTTCTTGATTCAGGAGATGCAGCATGAGAGAATTTGAACTTATAATAGACGAGGCATTAAAGAAGGGTCTTAGCCCTGAGCGATCTATTCCTATAAATGATCAGTGGTTATGGATTGCTTTTGGGTTTAGAATAGGCAAGCATGACCTTGAAGGATATAAAGTATCTGATGATACTCCACTTGATGGTCTAGTAGACATAGATTACTCCTGGCCTTATCCACAATTTATTACAGGTGAAAGATATAACTTCCTAATCTCCAGGGACTCAACAGTTGATATGGAAGATAGTGTATATCAAGTTGCTGATGATTATACTATTACTCACATATTTGATATAGATGTATTAACCTTTGGCACTGGCACTTTAATGGAAGTAGCAGACTTTGGTGAGTATGCTATAATGATGAATGGAGTTATAATGATCTACTGGGACGTAGGTCTAGCTGACTGGCATCAAGTCAGATCAATTGCTACTATCCCAATGATGAGAACTATATGTAACTTCAAAGGTCAGGCAGTAGGTGGGAATGTCTTAGGTCTCTGGAATGGAGTTACTTTAACTTACGATGCCTGGCATGACTGTGATGAGACCTTCTATTGTTGGTCTAAGATTGGTGAGATAGACTTCACACCTGATAGGCAGAATGAAGCTGGCTATAGACGCTGTCCATATGGAGGAGAGGTTTATCATACTAGGCGACTAGGTAATAATGTAGTAGGTTATTCATCTAAGGGAATTACCTTACTAACTCCTGTTGCATCACCTGCTGTAACATTTGCTTTTACTGAAGTAGATGATGTAGGCCTGATTAATCAAGGAGCTATGGATGGTAGTCTTAGACGTCAAGTATATTTAGGAGAAGACTATATCCTACGAGAGATTACAAGTGAAGGTATGAAGGAACTTGGTTACTACAGATATATGAATGAGCTTGATAATGGAGATGATATTATTATCAAATATGACAGAATAAAGAAAGACTTCTACATAGGTAATAGTGAAAAGACTTTCTTACTCTCACCCTATGGCCTAACTGAAATCCAACAGCATCCATCTGCAGTATGGTCTATTAATTATTACAGTGATGATATTATCATGCTACCTAATACAGTAAACGACACTCCACCTGCATTAGCAACTACAATATTCGATATGGGATATAGAGGACAGAAGACTATCTTCTCGGTTGAGTCAGATGCCTTACTTACATTTAGTCCTACTGTTTCAGTAGGCTGGATGAATTCATTAGCTGTATGGGGATTCACTACTGCTGTACCTTTAAACATTGAAGGGATAGCTTCTACTATAGCATCTGGAAATGAGTTTACAGTTCTTATTAGCTGTACTCTTGTTGCAGTTGATTCACCTATAAAGTATATTAAGATTCGTTATAAGATGACAGACTTACGAGGAATAAGGGGTGTATATGCTCCGCCTCCAAGAGGACAGTAAGGAGAAGATTATGATTTTAAGACTATTACCAGAACAAGTATCAAAATTCTGGGATGTTATTAAATATGCAGTTGAGGAATCTTTACCTCCAATAGTAGGTGACCATCCTGATAAGATAAATAGAATCCTATCATCTGCATTAAGTGGTAAGATTGAAGTCTGGGCTTCTTATACTAAAAACGAAGGAGCACTAACTCTTGGAGGTATAGCACTTACTAAAATGCTCTATGATGATGCAAGTGATACAAGGAACTTATTAATCTATTGTATATACGGCTATGGAGATATAAGTAATGATATATGGATTAAGGGATTTGAGACATTAGCTAAATATGCAAAGTCAAGAAAATGTCTTCAAATGATTGCTTACTCAAACTTACCTAATATAATATCTCTAGCCAAGCGCTTAGGTGGTGAGACAGATTATACTTTTATCTCTTTCGATTTGAATAAGACCGTTTAAAAATTAAACCGTCTTTGTGAGGTATAAAGAATGTTTAGAAAATTTAGTTACGAATTTGGATGGGAGTTTAGAAACTTCAAAGGTGGTGGAGGTGGCGGATCTGGTGAGGTTGACTATCCAGACTATATGAAGGTAATTCATAATGACTGGTTAGACAATACAGGTGTTGATACCATGACTTCGTCCATAACAGATATTATGGATGCTGCTGTGGGAAGTTCACCTTGGGCAGCTCAGACTGCTTATGATCCTGATACAGATATAACTGCTTTAATAGGCCAGCCTGACACACTGCAGACACTAGTTACTTTACTTAGTACTGGCACTACACTTGATACATTAATATCTAATGTCCTTGATGAAGATAGAATAGATGACTCAGTAGACGAATATGCAGCTGATCTAGATGCTAGATTAGTAGCTGAAGTCCTTCCTCGATTCAATGCTGGAATGCGAGATATTAATGCAGTTGTTTCATCTACCTTTGTTATTGGTAGGGCTAATATTGAAGAAGGTCAAGATAGACAAATTGCTAAGTATAGTGCTGACCTTCATATGAAAGCATTTTCAGATGACGCTATTAAAGTCATAGAAATGAAACTAGAATATCAAAAAGTTGTCTCCTCTTTACTAATGGAAGCTTATCGAATAAAGATAGTAGCAAAGAAAGAAGAAATGGATGTTAATATTAAGATAGATGAACAGGATGCTTTGTGGGATCTTGAAGTCTATCAACATGGAGCTAACTTACTTGCATCAATAGGTGGTGGTACTGCATCTACTCAGAAGCCCTCAACAGCTCAGTCAGCAATAGGTGGGGCTTTAAGTGGAGCAGCTGCTGGAGCAATGGTAACTCCAGGAAACCCAGTTGGGGCTATTGTTGGTGGAATTCTTGGTGCAGCTAGTGCATTACTATAGGAGGTAGTTGATGGAAAATCCTTTTGATAATAAGTTATTACTACAATATCTCTCGGGTGCTGGAGCTGCTATTAGTTCTGGACAGCCAATAGGTGCTGGGCTAGATCCTATTACTCAGCAGAATATAAAGTCTCAGAACTACATGAAGATATTTCAAAAGATGCTTAGTGGTAAGTTTGGGGAAGGAGATAAGATTGTTTCTAATAGCAAGGGAACAAAGATAGATATTTCAAAGATGTCTATGGATGCTTTGGATATAGGTGGTGAAAATCAACTCGTGCCAGAAGGGACTCCAAATATTGGTAGTCAAGGTGTTAACAAGGGCTTAGACAGTAAGGCTCCAGGCCTAGCAAACCCTTTCGCCTCTAGTCAGTCAGATACATTTTCACCTGCCGATCTGGCTGGCTTATCTCCTCAAGACATTTCGAGTGCTCTTAGTGGTGTTATGAGTGTCGAGGCACTGAAACAGAAGAAGATGAGTAATGTGGTAGACTCTTTATATAAAATCCAAAAAATTGAAGAGTCTAAAGCAATAACTGCTGGACTAACTCCTTCAATTACTATTTCTGGTACTGATATTAAGTTAACAAAGGATCAGTATCTTAAATGGTATAAGGAGGCTGATAAAGATGAGCGTACAGCTGCAATGAAGAACTTTGAATATGCTCAAGGTAAAGGATTCAAAGGTTCATTTGAAGAGTTTCAAGATAATGCAAAGACTACTCACCAGAAGGATTATAATGCTGCTATTGCAGGAGGTTATGAAGGATCCTTTAATGAGTGGATGCTTGATATGGTTAAGGCTGGAGCAGCTCAATTTAACTTTGGGGAGACTGCTGAGAGAGCTACTGCAGGTGCCTTGGGTAGGCAGACCGCTAAGTTTCAAGACCCTAATTACATACAAGGTATTGAGACTAACCTTAAAAAGAGTGGAACTACTTGGAGGGCAGCTGATAGAACTAAAGAGCTCAGAGAATCAGGTATGAGTTCTAAAGATGCTAGATCTAGAGCCCAGAGGGAATTAATACTTGGACAAATAGATCGTGATGTCAGAGTACACTTTAAAGGTAAGAAGATTGAAATTAGATCTGATGGATGGTATGTAGATAATGAACTAATTATGGTGAATCCTTATGCCAAATAAAGATTTGTTTAGTACTATGCTTGGAGAGGTTAAGGGATCAAAGTCTCTTCATGATACTATGCTTGGAGAGATTATTCCTGTAGATAAGATCCTTAATGTTAGTGAGATAGCTGAGGGATTGAGAACTGAGGATAGATCTGATAAGCTTCATTCTGCTGGACTTTATGATCGGCCAGGTGGAACAAGCTTAATGCCTCAGCCTCCAGGAAAATGGGATGAGCTTGGTCGACCACTAGATGCATCAGGTGAAGCTTACTCTGAAGGATTTGGGAATAAGTTAGTTGCTCCTACTTTAAAGGCAATAGGTAAGGTTACAGCAGCTGTAGGTGGATCATTGCTAACATTTCCTGTAGCTGGAATAGCTGGGTTAGCAGGGCTTATTCCAACTATAAGTACTGATCCTAATAAACTTATCCAACCCGGTAGTTTAGATTCTGCTATGGATATATTTAGTAAAGTAATGAGTATACCTTCTAAATTAATTACTACACCAGAAGAGGCTGAAGCAGTTGAGAACCTAATGCTTGTCATGAAACCTATTCAAATGGCAGGTGAGGGATGGAGACTGATAGGTAATAGGATTAATGCAGGATTGGAGGAATTAGGTCTTGAGCCTACTTTCCTAGAACCACTATTAGCTACTTATGGTGAGGCATCTGCAATATTTGCTCTGCCTAGAGTTATTAAAGGGCTAAGAGAGTCTACTACATTTAGAAACTTGACAATAAAGGAGAGAGCCTTAGTTGTTCAGAGTCTTGCTGAGACCATGCAGAAGAATCCTAACATGACTGAAGGACAGTTAATAAGGATGTATGATAATCCTGTGTGGAGAAAGGAAGCATTATCAAAGAGAAATGTAGGTGAAAGCTATAGGGAGACTAAAGACTATGTAGATGCTAAGGCTTCTGAGGCTAAGATAGATGAACTGGAAAAGGCTCAAGAAGAAGTTAATACTCTCTCTGATGATGTGTATAGAGAAGCACAGCAGAAAATTCTAGACATGCAGAAGAGACAAGCTGCTCTTGAGTCTGATAGAAATCAAAAGAGCCTTGATTATGGAAAGATGATTAAGGATGATTTAAGTTCTAAGACTACACAGATTAAGAAGATTAAGCAAGCTGGTAGGGACATAGTTGATGTACAGGTTGATAAGGCTATGGAGAGGATTAAGGTTAATGCTAAGGAACCAATCCCAGAATTTAAATCAACTGAACAAGCTGAAGCATTTGGTAAAGTTGCTACATCTGAGCAAGTCACTAAGCTTAAACGTCTACGTGAGGAGTCACTTGCTAAGTCAAAGGGGTTGAGGGAGAAAGTCAAAGGTGAGACTAAGGCTGACATTACGAAGAGATTAAATGCTTCATTGGTAGAGGCTACAAAGGGACAGTTGTTTAGGGAATCATTGGAGCAGGTGCCTAAGGAAGAACCTATTACCAACATAGATCTTCAAACTGGAACACGTGAGCCTATTGAATTATCTACAGAAAACTCTCCCTTTCGTGAAGCTCCAGAGAAAACAAAGTTAATGGCTGAGACTTATGAACAACGGGTTAAAAACATAGCTAAAGATCCTGAGATGTATACTAACAAATTAGTCAATGATGTTAATAGGTGGCTTGATGGAGAGGAGATACCTATTGATAAAGTAAGGAATGCACTTAGTGAATTAGCGTCTAGGGCAGAGGAAGTTAGGGATCACTTTATAAGTATGGAAGACTTCCCACTTAACTTTGAGAATTGGAAGGAGGTAGTTTCAGAGGCAGCTAACTGGGCAAGGAAAGCAGATAGATTATCACTAGATCCTATATTAGAGAAACCTATCTTAGTATCAGCTAATAGAAAAGGGAGTGAGGTATATCTAAGTTTTGATGCTGCTGGAAAAATACCTACTAAAGCAGAATTAAAACTATTAGCTAAAAAATTAGGTGCCTCAACTGAGGTCTTAAAGTTTGAGACTAATATAGTATCTGGTACTAGAGGTATAGTTAACTATAGATTAGATATATCAGACCCTATTACTAATACACTGTCTACTGATACATCTATGAAATTGTATAATAGTATGATAGGAACTGAAAAACCTATATCAAAAAGATCTACCTTTGAAGAGGCTATACCACTGGAAGATAGATGGAATGATATACTTGGTAAAAAAGCAGACCGTTTAAAAATTGAACCGACTGAGAAACCAACTATTGACCTAAATATGATGATTCCTTTAGACAAAGTTCCTGGACTTGTAAAGGATATATTCAAAGGTGTTAAGGATATTAAATTTGGTAAGCTATTTAGAAATAAAAAAGTATTTGATAAAACAGGATTCTGGCTTGGAAAGGATGGCAAGTGGAGATTTGAATTAGATGATAGTAAGGCTATATATAAGGAATTTAAGACTGGGATTGAGTTATCTTTTGGTGAAACAACAGTTAAAAAGTTACCAGACTTACTATTATATAAAGAACTTTATGATGCAGTACCTAACCTAAAAAATACAAAAGTTAAATTTGATAAACATGCTATTGGTAACTATTATCTACGGAACTCAAATATAATAGTGTTTAGTACTTTTTCTAGACAAACACTATTTCATGAAGTTCAGCATGCAGTAAATAAAGAACTTGGTGGACCTAAGGGTGCAGACATAAATCAAGTTAGAATAAGAGGGGATGTTCAGACTATAGTTGGAAGGCTTAAAGAGTTAGTTGATAAATCAAGATATCAGGATACAAAGAAAAAAGTAAGAAAAGAAACTGAAAGGATGGAAGATTTACTGAATGATAAATTAGAGGATCAATCAGATATAGATTGGTTTTGGGATGATTTAATCCCTTTTGTAAAAAAGACTGAGTCAGAAGGCTTAGCTAATTCAATGTCCTTTCCTATCAAATCTGAGGCTAGATTTAAGACTCTTACAAGTCTAGGTGAGATGGATAGTAGACTTGTTGAAGAAAGACTTCGTATGTCTATGAAGGAAAGAAAAAAGAATCCTCCTTGGGAAACCCTTGATAAAATGTTGATGGATGAGAGAATACCTAAAATATTTGGAACTAAACTCTACACCGGCTTACCTCTTGATGAAGCTGCTAAGCAGTTAAAGAAATTATCAGACCTATTTAAAAAGAAAAAACCTGGCAAACCTATTGACCTATCCAAAGTTCCAGTTGAGTATCGTAAGACTGTCAAACTAGCTCAAGAATATGAAAAGTCCTTTGTTGACTCTGAAGAAGCTAAGAAGTTCAACTTCAAACACTTCCTTAATCGTGCAGGGTTTTCTACTTATCATGCAGTACATGAGAAGTCTGGATTACTTAGAAACAAGTTAAAGAAAGACTATGGTGCAGATGGATATAGAGTAGTCCAGTACACAGATGCTGAACGTGCTAGTGATGGGTTTGCTGGAGTCTTATATAACAGAATGTTTGATGAGGCTTATAAGGGAATGTCTAGTAAATTAGATCCTATTATAAATAGAATAAATCAAGTTGAGAGACTAACTGACATCTTTGGGTATAAGACAGCTAAGGAATATACTACACCTCAGGGAATGACGCCTGAACACGCAGCTGCATTTAGTGAGCTGATTGAATTAACTAAAGGCCTAACTCCAGAGGAATACATACAAGCTAAAAAAGCTAGTGATATTATATTCGAGCATCATAAATTATGGATAGATGAACTTGTTAAATCAGGGCTTAAGAGTAAGGAAGAAGGTGAACTACTTAAGGCCCATAGTTATCGTAAGATGAAGAAATTCACAGTTGAGAGCGTCTTTGATGAGGAGTCGAAGATATCTGTAGGTGAGAAGGTAGTAAGACAAAATGATTCAGGTGTTGATAGGTTAGGTAAGGGAAGCTTTGATATGCTTGAGACTGATACTAAAGCACTATCACATGAGTTAGCTGCACGTATTGCAGGTCGAGTCAAGAACAATGATATGAAGACAGTCTGGTGGGACTTTGTTGAGAAGCATCCTGATAATCCTTTCTGTTGGGTTAGTGGATTGAAAGACTCAGAGGGAGTAAAGATACATGCTCCTTCAGGATGGGTCAAGGACCATCGTTACATAGATGGAAAGAAGTCTGAAATGCGCTGGCATCCAGATGTTGCTACTCAAATATTAACCAGAGGTGGTGAGATAAGCTTCTGGCTTACTAAATTATTAACTCATGGATTAGGTATTCATGCTACTAGAACATTAGCAGTTAGTACATCAGCTGCTTGGGCAATGTCTCGTGGTATAACTATGGACGTTGCTCATACATTCTTCTCAGCTCGTTCATTTGAACCAGATGCTAAAGGAGTGGTATTAAAGCCAAGTTTTCCTTTTGTTGAGGTTAGAGAAGGTGTACATAAGAGACTTTATAGTGCTCTGCCTCCTGTGTTTGTGAAACAGTTAGGAGCAGATATGAATAATGTGGCTGTTGATGTATTTACTAGAGGCCCTAAAACTCAAGCATATGAGGAGAGTGGAGGTCATATGCCTTTCCTTACTCAAAGAGAGAATCAGATGTTTGGTAAGGGACTTAGGATGCCTAATAGATATGAGAAGATGTTAGATGGAATGTCCTGGATAGGAAAGAGTTCTGAGTTATGGAATAGAGTGGCCGTAATGGAAAGGAGGCTTAAGCAATTAGCTAAGAAGAGAGGGATTACTCTTGATGAAGCATATAAGAATAAAGAGATGATAATGGAAGCTGTGAATGTAGCAGCTGAGAGATTACCTTATGCTCAGGGAGGTTGGTTAGTTAAGTCTATAGATAAAATATTTGGTCCTTTTATTAGTGCGTCTTATAATGCTAAGAGAACCATGTGGAGAGCAGCTTCAGAGAACCCTGCTGACTTTGCTGCTAGACTTGCTTCTATTGGATCAGCTGCAGTAGGTGTTACATTAGCTGCTATATTATTAGCTGAAGAGGCTGATAGAGATGTCCCTGAGTATGTACATAATAGGAATGTAGTAGTCTATCCCTTTGGTGATTTCTTTAAGTTCCAGGATGAAGAAGGTAATGATAGATGGTTTTATTTCAAGCTGCCACTTGACCCTGATACAGCATTCTTTTATAATGTATTTAGAGGCATGACTAAGAAGCTTGCTTATGAAGCTGGGTTGACAAAGAGAGAGCCTAACTATGATGCTATAATAGGATCACTGAAGTCTACTTACCCTATGGAAAGTCCACTAAGTCCATCTGTAAGAGCATGGGTAGATTATACGACTAGCTATAGCACATGGAGAGATAGAAAAATACAGTCTGATGAAGATACTTTTAATTGGCCTAAGAGTACTATTGAAGGTAGGTTTGACCCTAGAGTTTCTCAACTTGCAAAGGATGTAGGTGGACTTACTGGATTGTCACCTAAGAGACTAGAAGCAGCTGTCCCTAACATCATTCCTTCTGGAAATGAGTATGTCTATATTATGGGAAAGCTTTATGAGCAAGCTTTTAATGAAGTAGACCCAAAGGAAAGATCACAGCACTGGGCATTGACTTTGTCAAAGATACCTTTTATCAAAAGCTTTATGGGTGTAACTATTCCTAGAGCATATAGAATGGCAGGTAGGGAGGAGATAAGAGAAGATGTAGAATTTGATAGATATATTAGAGTTAATAAACTAGATGCTTTAGCTGAAGGATTTCACTGGAAAGGGTCTGGAACTGAAGCAGCTATAGATGAACATATAGACCAGTATGAGAATGACTGGGAAGTTGAAAGTATGGAAAAGAAAGTAGAGTTTATTATAACTATTAAGGACCTGCCTAATAGAAGATCATGGTCAAGTATGTTTGGCAGTAGTCCAGAAGCTAAGGCTAAAGACTTCTATGATATAAAGAAGGTACTAAGCTCATCAGAGCAAGAAGGTCTTGAAGATGAGCTTACTATATTAGAAGAGTCAGGTTATACTTCTCAGAGATTCTATGATGAATTGAGTAGGTTAGAGGAAGAATAGATTGTTTATTTATTAAACGAACTTATTATATACTCTCCTTATCTAATATCTTAATAATAGTATCTGTTCCAGGCTTTTTAATTATAGTAATTACCTTCATTGTCTCAAGAGTAAATAGTACCCTGTCCATTATAATCTTATCCATGTTACCCTCGAAATATCTAGCAAATTGCCATAGTGGAATATCATCAGTGGCTGAATTCTGAATGAACACTACTGCATCATTGATCAGACTTGAGATATCACTCTTACCCATACCTTTGAAAACCAAAGCCATTTTTATTTCTACTTCAGCTAATAGTTCAGCAGCTCGCTGAAGATCCTTTTCTGATAGAATAAGACTATCTCGCTGGCTTGCACTACATACCATAGATAGAGACAGTAGATGATTACGTCTACGTCCACAGTATCCGTCAAACTTATAGTTATAGAAAGGAGGATTTTTGTCTGCTTCCTGACACCATCTTATATAAAATGCAGCTGAGTTTTCTGTAAAATGAAATGATCCTGAGAGTAAAGAGATACGTTCAAGGTCATGGATTAGCATCTGTTGTATATCTAATTCTTCTTTAGATGCGGAAGGAAATACCACAAGTTTTTCACGTTTCTCTTCAAACACAAATATGATGCGTGAGGTTAAGCCAGCTCCTATTGCTTCCATAGGTAGTGAGCTCTGTATGTTATCAGGTGTAGTACCCGCTAAAATATTAACCCAGACTCCTATTATCTCTTCCTTGTCTCTCTTGATAGTATCATAAGTCCAGCGCTCATGACAGTCATACCAGTCACAAAGAGCAGATATTAGTTCATTATTATGGTACCCCAAGAAGACAGTAAACTCATTAGAGAATATAGAAAGTGATGAATGATAGTGCTGTTTACCAGTTTCTATATCTATGTCAGTTAAGTTATTTTCCTTCATCCTACGTATTAGTGCCTGGAGAGAAGTAGCCTGAGCACTAAGTCTAATAGCAGGGACCTTATCTATTATATCATAGGAGTATTTCATAGCAGTGCCCTTCCCAGTTGCGGAGGGACCTACTAAGATGATGTAGAAATTAGGATAAAATGTTAGGGAAATTCCTAGATTTATAAATGTCTTTCTTTGCAGTGCTGAGGCAATAGTTGAGATAGCTGTCCACTTACGGAATAACTTTGGTGGCTCAGAGTTTTCCGTAAGCTGCATAAAAGCAGATATCCAGTCTGGGAGATTGCGTATAGAGTCAGACATAGTTTATTAGATCCTCTTTCCAATATATATTACTCCTTTAGAAACATCAATAAGTGTATTATACTTACGCATAAGTACTCTATTACAGATGTTAAGAATCTCTTTACTCCCAGCAGAATTTCCAAGGGAGCTTAGCTTTAAGACCATCCTTGGTGAGAAGGCTTTTAATAAGGTGTCTTGTACAGTGGTCATTAGTTACTCCTCCTGTTGTCTCATTAGTCTCATTATCTCACATAAATTAAGATTAACTTCCATCATTACTGAGTATATATTTCTAACTGGGTCACTTGATTCTTTCTTAAGTGATAGCTCAGCTATTTGAGATACTATCTTGTCTACTGAGGTTGTCATAAACACCCTTTAGTTTTTCTGCAAGTATTATATAATTACTAGGTATCTCCTTACTTTTCATTTCCTTCATGTCTTCTTTACACATATTAAATCCTATTGATAAATCACAGGGAGTTGCAATCTCTGTATCATGCCAGTAGATAGGTTGCTCAAGGGAGTCTTTAATTAGTAAGAGTTCCTTAGCATGCTCCTCCCAAGGAATAGAGAGTGGTATCTGGAATACCACAGAATCATGCACTTGAGTAAGGAGTTCTATAGGTTTGAATAGCTGTTGATTATAATAGATAAACTCAACTCCTTGTTCATTAATTTTGTCTGCAGTGGTTGATTGTGGAAGCTGTGCATACGCCTTTCGATATGTGTCTAGGCAAGCGCCTTTAGATACGTTAGGATAAGAGGGGATAATTGGACCTAGAAATAACCTTGTACGTCCGAATAAGTTTGTTACTATTCTATTACGCTTAAGCATGTTTTGTATAGTAGCATGATAGCCACCTCGGATCTGTGGGTAGCCTCGATGGATAGTCTCTAGCATTAATTTAGATTCTTTTTCAGGAATCTCATTCTTAAGTGCAAAGGTCTTAAATCCTACATCATAATTAATAGCATGATTACCTTTCTTTCCCCAGTAGCGTTCACTCTGCTTACCATCACCGAGGTCAGACGAACCATCTTCAGTTAAGATCTTATCATAAGGCTTGTTAAATATTACTGATGCAGTAAGACGATGTAAGTCTATTCCCTGATCGAAGGCTTGGATTTGAGAGATGACTCCTCCGACATAGGCAACAATTCTGTTTTCAATTTGACTAAGGTCGAATGAGTATCCAATGTATCCCTCATCAAAGAGGAAAAATCTAAGGAGGTCATGTGGCCAGTTTTGCTGGTTTCCTCCAGTCCCAAAGATAGTTTCTCCTGAAGCGAGTCGTCCAGTGTCCGTACCAACTGGTTTATATGAGCTTCTATATCTTCCATCTTTATCCACCTTTCCTATGTTTAAGTAAGTTGATACCTGTTTGCTAAGCCCACGAATGTCAAGCATAATTCGAGCACCTTTGTATCCCTGTCTTGCAATACGCTTAAGTGCATCAACGTCTGAGGTCTTAACATACTTACCATGTGAGTTCTTTTTCTTGTAAGGTTTTATCTTAAGATCACCATAGAAATATTTCATTACTTGATCTGGTGAGTTGTAGTTTATTTCATAACCTACTTCCTTATTAAGTTCTTCAGCAAGAAGATCTAACTTTTTTTGCTGTCTTACCTTATGGTCTAAGATCCCTTGTACATCTACTTTAATCCCATGCTCTGACATATAGATGAGAGGCTCTATTAGCTTCCGCTGTCGTTCATAAGTTTCAGTATTATGCTGTTCAGCAAGGATTCGCATTTGTTTAGGGATTGCTTCTACAGGAATAATAGCATCCATGCCGTTATAGTTCCACCATTCTTCCCATGTACCAGATTGCATCTTCATCCACTGCTTACCGTCTTCTTTATAATAAGGTACATCAGTATGCATTGTAGTTACAAATCCAAGACCTGCTGCAAAGTCAGGAAATGAAATCTTCTGTGCTATCTGTGTACAATGAAGAACACCACGAGGTCTGATGCTATATTTGTGGAATAGATACTGCATATCAAAGATGAAGTTAGCTCCGGCCTTAGCTATTTTCTCTTCTTGGATTATCCTTGCTATGAGTAGCATTATTTCATATTCTTGGTCTACATTAAAATAGTCACCCTGATGATATTTGAAAGGAATGCTAAGAGACTCAAAGTCAGACCATGAAAAGGAGATACAGTCTAGTTCTTTATTAACTACTTCAATATCAATTCCGATAGTCTGTCCATGCATACCTACTTCATAGCAGTGATTAAGTACATTGACTGAGTAGTCATAGGTAGGCTTAATGTCTATCTTTCTTTCCTTGCGTCTAATCTCAGGGAACTCACTCTCATATTTAGCACGGAGTAAGTCTTCACATATTAGAGGCTTGTTTAGGAAGTTGAACTTAGGAGGGATAAATGTAGCTGGATGGAATGTAGGGACTACCTTTAGTCCTGGGACAATAGTAGACTCAATAACACTGCCCCTCCACTTTGTTATCCCGATGCGATTAGTTAGGGCAAGTAAAGCTATGTTACCAAAAGCTACAATAACATTGAGGTTTAGTTTCTTAAGTTCCTCTGCGAGCTCTTGGATATATAGGTAGCCCTCGGGATGAATAGTTGACTTGCCCTTAGGACTTATATAGATGTAATGCTCAAGGGGAGCATCGAGATCTTTGATTACATTAGTAAGATACATATCACGTCTTAGTAACTTAGTCATCTGAAAGCATTCATCTAGGCCTTGACCTGCAGGGCCAATGAAGGGACGTGGAGGGTAAGCACGAACTTCATGGATTCCAGGCTGTTCTCCACAGCCAGCGAGTTTAGCCTCAGGATTTCCTGAGGGAGGCACAAAAGTGCGTTTCATTATTTAGCTCCTTTAAAGTGCGTTCAAAATTTAAACGATCTGTCCCATCCCATGGACTTTAACTAAGAAAGAATTCCTATGCCCTTCACCTAGCTCAAATCCAACAGCTGACATCCCTAACTGATGTGCACTTATTAGCCCATTACCTGATCCTAGAAATGGGATTAAGACACGAGACCCTGGGAAAGCAAAAGTCTCATAAATGTCTGAGGTTAAATCAATAGGTCTTTCGGTAGGATGAGTCTTTTGATTTGAGGGAACAGGTGAGTACTGAAAGATATTAGATTTTCCGGCTTTGTTAATAGCGGGACGACCTTTCCAAGCATAGAAGAACATCTCATAGGAGTTAGCCAGATGCATTTCAGGACGCTTAGACTGTCCAGAAGGCTTGATCCATATACCACACATTCTTGATGTTTCAAATCCTGCTTCAATGATAGTATTATGTATTACCTCAAACCAAGGCTCAGGAGCAAACCAGCAGATAAGCCATGAGTGCTGAGCCATTACTCGATAGCATTGAGTGAGAGTCCTTAACATAAATTCTGCATAATCACCTATGTCAATCTCATTATAGTCATCTAGGACATACTGAGACTCACCTTCAGATTTCTTTGCATTCTTAATATCAATAGCATAAGGAGGGTCTATTTCTACTAAGTGCATTACTTCATTAGGGATTTCCTTTACTCCTTCAAAGAAGTCCTTAAGTATAAAGCAGTTAGATAACTTAGTAAGATTCCCTGATTCTCCTTCAGATTCAAGTTTCTGTGCAATGACTTGCTTAATCATAGCTTCATCAACCTTCTTGATTATCTTAGTCGCATCACTTTGGGTCTTACAGTTTTCAAATAATTGAGGCAATGCATCACGTGCCTTGGCACGTTTGATAGCCTGGGATACAGTAGCTTTAGACACTCCTCCGAGTATGTCAGCTGTATCATTAAGACTATGTCCAGTCTGATCAGGCCCTGAGGCTTTGGAACCTTTCAAAGATCTTTCAAGCTCATCTATCTCAAATACTATTCTATCATACTCCCAGTATTCCATGTCTTTGCGAAAGAAGTTCTCAGACTTCTCAATGATCTTCATTTCTAATTCGGTTAGATCTTGGTTATAGATGCGGACAGGGACGTCAGTTACTTCATTTCGCTGAAGGATGGTAAATCTACGTTCACCTGCTAAGAGTATATAGGTCCCATCTTGATTATCTTTTACAGCAAGGGGAGAGATTAGTCCACTCTCCTTCATGTTAGATTCAAGGCCTTCAAGGTCACCTAGTATTTCACGAGTGCGAGGGCCAACTATTATTGATTCCAGTGGAACCATTCCTACGATACCTACTTCGATAGTCATTAGTTATCCTCCTAAAAGTTTTAGTATTTCAGCTGCTGTATCTGCATTAATGCTCGAGACTACTTCTGCTTTCTGGATTCGTTTAGCAGTGGTCTTACTAACCTTTTTAGCAGGCATTCTACGTGACAGACGAATCTGACGAAGGAGTTCTATTGTCTCATCAGATTCCATGTTAGATATTGAAGTGTAGTCTAAATCATCAAGGTTTGCCATTACTTTTCTCCCACCTCCTCAGCCTTTTTCATTACTGGAATGATATCTCTAGGCTTAGCCTTACCACTCATAAGAATGCCTACAGCTACACCACCATAGGATTCTATCAAATCAAGCACATCATCAAGGACGACTTGAAATATAGCCTTGCGTAAGCCATAGGTGGTGATAAGTTTATCAGCCCGCTGCTTTTGTTCATCAGTTATTTCAAAGCTGAAACGTGGCTTATATTCATCGTTCATAGTTCAAACTCCCTTATTTTAATTGTTGAACTGTCTATTAGAAATTGAGTATGCTTGTCGTAGACAGTTGCTTGGTTTATTACTATTTCTATAATCCCTGCATTGATTAAGGTTCCAAAGCATTTGCTGCAGGGGATTACAGAGTTCATGTAGAGGATTGAGTCTTTTGTGATAGTGCCAAGGCGAGCTGCATTGGAGACACAGTTTTCTTCAGCATGCTGGGCTGGGCAGAGCTCCATGTGAGTGCCACTTTCATATCCTAAGACGTAACGAGGGCACTCAGTTTTAAACCTACTCATGTCACAGTCTTTTGGTTCAGTATATATGACCTGCCGCAATGCTTCATCTCTCATAAACCTCTCATACCCACAGTGTGGAATGCCCCTTGGAGATCCATTATAGCCCGTAGATATAATAGAATGATCCCTCACAAGGATGGCACCTATTTTACGTGAGAGGCAGGGAGATTTGGAAGCTACAGCTTCACATATGGTGTGGAAGTAAGTGTCCCATTTGGTGTTATTAATAAGATCAACTACATCACCACAGTCAGCACAATGGATTCCAATAGTCTTTACTACTTTCCCTGTATGATTAGATATTGGACCATAGTTTTCATAAGACATCAATTCGCTCCTTGAATTTCTCGAAAGATTATTAAATGCACCATGTTGTATTATTCAACTTCCAAATCCGTAAGTAAGCCATCAAGAAGAAAGGTATAATTACGGAGATCGACTACCTTAGCATTCCACTGTTTACGTGTATAGACGCGTGGATTCTTAGCCATGTCCGCAATGGAAGTGAAGTGTTTAGTAGCCATACCGATGAGAGCTTCGGTAGGTGAAACTGCTTGAGCTGCTCCAGCCCTGTAAAACTGCTCAAGGCGATCTTTGTCAGATGAATATTCTCTTTCTTTTTTTAGTAAGACTCTCTTACTTCTAAGAACACTACGATCAACTTCAAGCATAAATTCTTCATTAGTCATAAGGTTACTCCTTTCTTGGTAAGTTAAAATATGTTTTCAGTGATAGAGTTTCTGCAGTCATTTATATTGTCTCTAAGAGCGTTTATCTGCCCTGGCAGATCTAGGAAGAATTCCTTAAGTGATATTGATGGCCTTTCTGAATCATTAGTAGGTGTTCCTATAAATGAGTTATCAATGCGAAGACTTAAGTCTTGTAGTCTGGATACTTCCTGGCTAAGCCTTTCTATAGCAGATAAGATTGCTTCATGTTTAAGTTCCTTTGAGATTGCTTCTTTTGCACAATTATCCATATTCTTACTCCTTTTATTAGATTGTTTAATATTTAAACGGACTGATTGTTTAGTTAAGTTGCTGGCAGGCAGGATTTGAACCTACAAGTGCACGATATTTAAACACGCCCATACGGGTCGTCAGTTTGCGACGCCTATGGCAAGCCTACCATGTTCCCCTCCGCAACTCACCAATCACTAAAGTAAGTGCCTCGACTTGCCAATTCCGCCACTGCCAGTAAATTAAACTTTACCTTCCTATCACATACTTGTTAATTTTATTCTTATCCCCATAATCGTCATCTTTCTGTATGCCAAGAATGACCCAGCCTTCAAGGTTTATAAGACTATCTATCCAATCAAAGGGCTTGGAAAGATCTATTCCGAAAGCCTTGACGAAGGACCCGAATCTATTCAGGAGACGCTGGTACTGTTTCTCACCAATCTGCTCACGCTCATTCAGGTCCCAGAAGAAGTCATTAAACTCAATGACTAAGGGATCTGAAGGAACATCAAAAACTGGCATGTACCATTGAGCATCATTCTTAATACTAATGCCTTCATTAACAGCAATGATACGGGCTTTTACCTCAGCTCCACGAGGTAAGATTTTGGGTTCTGGTGCGTCTTCAATTTCTTTTTCTAAATCACTGTAATCAGTTAAAGCCATGGTGGTTCTCCTTTGGTTAATAGTTGATTGTTAATTTTGTCTTTATCACTTAGTTTATTACCTCCTTTCTTAATTAGATTGTTTGAAATTTGAACGAACTATTCATCTTTCAACTTAGGCTTATCCTCCCACGTAAGGCCTATTTTCTTCAGTATAGCCTTAATGTCAGGAGGCTCAGTTGCTTCTAATAATCCCTTGGATTTAAGCCTTGAACGTGCTATGTATTCACCAAGAGAATCAATTAGCATAGAGCGCTCAGGAGTTCTGCCTCTTCCATCTTTTCCAATTATTACATAGATCTCATCAAATAGAAGAGGGATAGTTACAACTGCTTGGCCCACAGTATAGAAACGATACTTTATGTCTTCAGTTGTAATCCCAGTCTTTGAGTCTATTCTTATTAACTTCTTAATCTCTCGTAAGTGGCCAGTTAAAATAAAGTCACAAGGTAAACGCATTAGCTTGTTTATATAGTTAGACATGTGAACTTTCTGAGGCATGTAGTCACGTCTGTGATTTGGGGTCTCGCCTGCTCTACTAACACTATTAAGCTGATAATTCATCACAGCCTCACCGAAGGTAGTAGCACTGTCAAGGCAGTAGGTTCCAAAGTTCTCGAAGTAGCCTATCTGAATACGTAGGTCTATAGCTTTCATCCAGTTAGCAAATGAAGTAGGCTTAAATGGATCATCTGTCTCCCATCTTGTGTCGGCTACTACTTGACCATTAGGGTTTTCTTTGCGTCTTATAAGATCGAGTAAGCATTTAGTTCCTCCAGGATCGAAGGAATCTATGTGAATAGGCTGGCGAGCAGTGCGAAGTAAATAGGTCTTACCAGCATTAGTTTCACCTGTTACGAGAGCAGAGAAGCGTTTTTGAAGTGGGTCGCTGTTGTAGTAGTCAGTTACGCTTTTTAGTTCATTGGTGTAATCATAGGGCATTTAAATTCTCCTATTTCCATTCTAAGTTTTTCTTAATAGTAGTTTCTATTTTAGATGGGTCCCAGAACTCCACATGAAATCCTAACGGAGGCTCATAGCATCTCTGTAATGGGTTAGGCCAGCTTAAGCAATAATCATGAAAAGGACATCCTCGATAAGCAGTACAGCTCTTAGGGCTCATAGGAAATGCCATAAGGACTGTGTCCTCTTCCTTGCAATGAAAGAGGCGATCAGTTTCACGATCAAGATTGTCGAGTAAGTTTATAGTATTCCACAGCCATACGTTCATTTGCTCAGGTGTTTTAAAAGCAGGGACTCTACGCAAGGAAGCATGGAATCCAGCAGATCGCTGAGATGAACCACGTTTAAGGAAATTAAAACCTACACCACAGAACTCAATGCCTAATACTTTCTCAATAGGAAACATGCAGTAAAGGCAATGTGTATAGGTACCATTCTGGATGCCTAAGTGAAATCCCTCAGCCCATTGTCTACCATTGAGATACTTTTCATGCGTAGTCTTATGATCCCATGAGAAGATCATATCGTCTTCTAGTCTACGCATTATTGAGTCCATGCGATAGTGGAGGACCCTGTTATCATCAACAGGAACAGTGCCTGAAATTTCAGTCATCTTTTTTCCATCTAACTCAACCACTTCGTTATCAATTAGATCACGTGAGCGTTCATCACGGAACTTTATGAGTGCAGTTAAGACAGCAGAAGGTGTCTTAGGTATATTCATAGCATCATCTTCAGGAGCAAACTCCTCACGATAAGGTTCAATGAAAGCGTTGTAAGCACCTGAGATATCATCATAGCCATGGATTAGCTGATGTTCCCGAGCTTTATGATAACAGTTACCAAAGGAAAGATCATGTGCAGTGCGATCAGGTCTCCATCCAAGCATGTGCTTAAAGAAATACATGCGAGCACAGGCATCAAAATCGTCAAGCTTAGATGAATCACGAATGTCCCAAGCTGGGTCTGAAGCTATTGGAAATGTCATTTAGTTTCCTCCAGTTGCTTTAATACTGAATTTAAAATATCAGCTAAAGCTGCTATAGAAGCCCCATGATTTCCAAAGTATTTACCAACAGATCTTCCATTAAAAGGTTGACCATCAAAGTTTTCAGCGTCTGCTTTTGCATCAGATGCTATCAATTCTAAAGTCTTTATTCTTCTATCATCTTCCATCTTTTATCCTCCTTTCATCCTCTAATAATTTTCCACTCATATCCCTTAGGTGTTTTAAACACTTTGGCTTTACCAGTAGGAAGCCAGAAGTCTACTTCTGTAGGGTCTATTCCCTTAGTAAGCAAGAAATTAACGTATAGAAGAAGCCAGCTTTCCTGTAATTCAGGGATTTGTTTGCAGTCCTTACATACAGCTGTATTGCCATTAGGGAAGAATATTACTTCTATCATTATTTCCTCCTTAGAAGATGCTGATCTAACAATTCCTGAGTCATTCGAAGGATGCGTTCTTGTAGACTTTTGTAACATTCTTTAAATTCCTCTATTGTACTTCTTACATTAATATTTTCTATGTCCATATCTTCAAGCGCTTCCTTCCTCCATTGCTTTAAACTTCTCTCAGTAATAGGCATTGCTTATTCTCCTTTCGTTAAGTTATTAATCTATTAATCCAAGACAGAAAGTACATCTATGTTTGGTAGGCTCTGTATTATTCCATACATAGCCATTTGGAAGTTTGGTATCCTCTACCTCTATATTAAAGAGCCTACATAAACTATCATCTAAAAATGGACAGCATTCTGAACACTCTGATTCGTCTACTTCTATTTTAACTACTATCTCTTGTCCCATCTTTTTTCCTTTTATCTTAATATTTAAGTCTTAACCACTTTCCATCTCCTCTATCAACATAAAGTTTATTCTTAACTATCTTATAATCATAGTAAGGTCCCATCTTATACATTGCCTTTTTAATATTGAGTGGAGCTACCTTGCATATACCTACATTTTGTATATAGCAAGGTCTACTCCACCAAGATATAAAGATGATTATAGATACGATTATTAAGCTAGTCAAAAACAAGATTCCTTTCAAGATATTCTCCATTTTTGAATAGTAGAAGATTAAGCCTTTTATGTTTGACAGCGAATAAAGCACAGGCTATAGAATTCATGACGTTAAGGGAGCAGGGAACTATGTGGTCTTCTTTTTTAGATCCCTTCATACTTGCAGTGAATAACCTATGCATATTATTAGTACTATACCGATTCATTGGACCTTCACTAAGAAAGACTATCTCACCAAACTGCTCAGCAGGTGAGAAGTCATGGGCTGATTTGTTTACGATAAAGACTTTTGGCATTTTAGTCTCCTTCCATACCATCCGGCTCAGAGTTTATATTACCTACAGGAATAGAGTTTTCGATAGATTTTATTTGGTCAAGGAGGGAGGATGGAGCTGAGGTCTTAATAGACTCTTTTGATCTGCGGTCTTTGAGCTCTACACGACCTCCTCTGTCTCGATCAAGATTGGTGGCATCACTTTCGATATCGAGATGCGTAACTACTGGTTTAGGATTAAGTTGGTTTAAATTTTGAACGAACTTGGTCTTACTCTTGTCTTTTATACGAAGAGTAGGCTTAATTGGAGTAAGATCGAACTCAATAGGTTCATCAAGACATTCGTGGGCTTCGATTAGTTCGATAATAGTCCCATATTTGGGTAGGGATTTTCTTACGACACTTAAGCGCTGACCGCAGTTAGCACAGTAGTATAGTTTAGACATTAGTTAGTCCTCCAAGTATTCCTCAATAAATTCTGCATAAGTCTCCTCAATAAATAAGGCAAGCTCATTTTTTCCATAGGATGTTTTAGAAGTTTCTTTAATCTTTTCTTTTAGGTGATTCTTAAACTGTCCTGCTGTTGGTTTCATTCTTTATCTCTCCTTACTTCCTGAATCATAGTCAGGACCGTCTCCTATGTCAGGGCCTGTCTCTTCAGTATTATCTATTTCCCTAATCTCCACCATGCATTGTTCATAAGTAGGAGCCTTAATATCCAGAGTCAAGATCACACATTCGAGTTTTAGTCCAGCCTCGAACCATGCGCTTACCTCAGCACTGAATTTCTTCGGTACGAAGCCGCACATGACTTCCTTGTCATGTCTGGCGTAGATGATCTGAACTGCGTTAGGATCGAATCTGTTAGTTGGTTCAGGAACGAGTAGAAGATTATCACCTACTGACATTTCATTCAGGACAGTTTTCATCTGATGGAATTGCACTCCTGCGATAAAAAAGGTTTTAACATTACTTTGCTCACTCATAGCTTTTCTCCTTTCTTTTTCATTTATTAAGGTATGATAAAGTTCATGGATCTCCTGAGGCACAATGCCTTCTAACATTAGATTGTCAATTTCGTCTTCGATAGTGTAAATAGCTATTTCTCCTGATATAGTATCTAATAAATTATATCCAGAACTAATAGCTTCTTGTATAACTACATTAGTCTTTTTCTCCATCATTGCTATAGCATTACTAAGATGCAAGTCCTCCATCTCACATATTCTTATTTTCTTTCCATCTTTAGTCGTCCATTTCTGAGTCTTCTCTTTCATAATCTCTCCTTAGAATTTTAGCTATAATTACATGACATTTATTACATCTATAATATCCTCTACTATCACTTTCTATGATCCAAGATTCAGGATCACAGTTATGGCAAGATGAGACTGGTATAGGTTTCATTCAATCACCTCCACATCAAAGGTTCCTTTAGGAATGCCTTTATTAGTTAAATGCTGATAGTGAATAACTGCCTGCTTTCCAGCCAAGGTATCCCTTACATTCCATAAGTGATCCTTCTCCTCATCATCAAGTCCGGCACCTACACTAAATTCATCTTCAGCTTGAGAAGACATAATCAAGGAGCCAATTCTACCTTTAGGATTACCTGAGATGGAAATTTCTTCATTCCATCCTATTATGTTATAAGTATCATGTTTCTTAGGCTTGAATTTCATTATCATAGTGCTACGCTTTTCTTCATATATGTTGTAAAGATTACGGACTATGATTCCCTCATACTTCATAGCTATTAGTTTATCATAAACTTTCTTAATCTCATCTAATGTATTACATATCCAGTAAGGAGCTAACTTTATGTTAGGCCCTAGGTATTCTAAGCTATTTAGAAAGTTTATCCGCTCTATTTGGCTCTTGTTTTCATACTTTACATCAAAGATCCAGAACTCCATTTCTTTATATCTAGGATGGAGATTAACTGTGCGTGAGCAGACTGAATGGATAAGTTCATGACTACCTTCAAGGAAAAGCTCATGACTATAAAGCTCCCCATCAAAAGGAATTGAGTATAGATTATGGTTCATTAACTGCTGATTAATATGAGGGACACTGAAAAAGATATTTTCTTCGCTTGTGAGTAATAATGAGGTACTCTGTGCAGGCTCGTTTCTGCACCTATCTCCATCATATTTAGGTTGGACTATGAAAGGAGGATTCCATTTAGCTAAGCGCTTCTCCTCAAAAGGATAACACTTCATTATCCCCTTCCACCGCTGCCATTGACTAGGCATTAGTATCCTCCATTAGGCCGAAGTAATAACCCTGCAGCTCATACCAAAAGTCAAAATCTATGGAGTGTTTAGATTCTATGTATAGACAAAAATTTGTTTTATTAGTATTATCTTCCGAAGTATTATAATCCCACGCATTAATTTCTATTGCAGAAGGCTTACCGAATTTCTCTCTGAGATTAGATGCCATGTTAAGCATCTGTTTTAAGGTAGGTTCTTTAGACTTATTGACCTTTTTCATCTTCTTATTCTCCTTTCATTTATTTCGTTTAATATTTAAACGAACTTATTATATATCTACTTCATGGTACATTTTGAAGAATTAAAAAAGTGCCCTGAATCAATTAGTTCAGAGCACTTATAGGTATAGTTACTTCTTAGCAGCCTTAGCAGAAAGCTCTGACAACATCTTCTTCTGCTCTTCCGGATTAGCATTTTGAAACACTGCAATATATGCCTGGACTGGATCAACCTTAGCGCCAGTAGCAGCAATACCCATCTTGGCTCCCATGAGCCTGGTAGCAATGGACTCTGGAGTATGACCCTTGCGAAGACCTCCTCGAATATTGCTTTGGATAGTTACTCTCCAATTAGCAAATGCATTAGTGAGCAGAGCCTCCTCTCCGAACATCTCGACTGCTTCTTTAATATTTTCGGCATAGTTAATTTGAACTATCGCCGACATCTCAGGTGTTCCTTTCTCCTTGTTCTCCGGCACTTTTGCTTCTACTCCTACTTTTTTCATGTTAGCCTCCTAAAATTAGTGGGTTAATAAGATCCTCCGATAACGAAACGTAAAATCCATTATTACCAGAAGGTGTGAACAATGTCAAGGGAATATTTGGGATATTGTGATCCAGTCATTTTAAGTTCTCTTTCTTTGTTGAGGCTAACTTCCCTCTAAGTTAATACTTTTACTTTCTTATAGCATATTGTTCCTACTGGCGTGGACCAGAAAAGCGAAGAGCAATATGGCCTAGAATATCCACTTGTTTTTAATTCTTGAGTTGTTTCTAATATCCCATTTAGGCTTATAATCCTAAAGAGTGCGACAATAGCCTTAGGAACATAGCCCCTTCCGATACCCTTTACTTTTATAATCCTTAAACCCGACACGGGATGTCTAGATTGAAACTTCTTCGCATGTTTCTTAGTCTTAAAGGTCATCAACCCAAGGCTTTTCGGGTGTGCTGATACTATAGTATTTAAGTTATAAATCTTGACAAATTTCTCTGGAAAAATCTCCGGTCTCAAAAGCATCGACCAACTTTCCCTATCCTTTGTTACCACCTTCCATCTTATAGGCATTAAGATTCTCCTTTCCTATTAATATCTATTCTCTGCTCCTCTATCTTCTTCATTACTGTCATTGAAGTCTTTATGATTCTTTCACGTTTCAAGACTGCCTTTGCAGAAGTCTTATCATATTCTTTCTCCAAACGCTGAAGCTTCCTTGCCAAAGGTGATTTTTTTACTTTAGTCATCTTCCTTCCCCTTTCCAAAGTTTACCTCTACTCCAAGTTCGTCTGCTATTTTCTGTATCTGTTCCTGAGTTAAGGTAACATTTACCTTCTTCTTCCCTGTCATTAATTTAGTCATTTTTTCTTCTTCTGCAAGTTTCCTGTCAGCTTTCTCAAATTTACTTAACCACCTAAAGTGATCATTTTCATAGGAGGTTAGGATCTTACGAGTCTGAAGTATAACCTCCCAAGTTTCTCTACATCTACTTTTTGCCTCAGCACGAGTAAGGCGTAATTCGTCTTTTTCTTCTTCCGTTAGTGACATCTTTAATCCTCCAGATTGTTTAATAAATTAACAAACTTATCTCCATACAAAGTTACCATTATCTAACTCCCATCCCACACTTACTACATCTTTAGGGTTAATACTAAAATCCTCAAGCACATCTGCGTGAGTCCCTCTGAGAATAGATCTAATCCCTCCGCTATATAACTTAACAGCAATAGCGATAACTTTCCCTGAGTGTTTCTTGATTGTCTTGGAACGGTAGGTTTTTATAGGATATTTAGGCGTGGGAAGTTCATTCTTATACACCTTGCATGAATAAGGTGTAGAAGGTTTGATTACCGAGATGTGTTCTCCGAGAATGGTAGTCATTTAGTTTCCTCTCATTTCCCACCCTGACAAGCAGGGCAGTGCCAAAAGTTATTTTTGTCTTTGATTAATTCTGAGTTACATACTAAACATCTGTCATACTCATTTTCAAATAAGTGAATAATAATATTACAGTTATTACATGCCCAGATAGTCTTTACATACCCATCTGTATTGTTAGCTTCTTCCAGAAAGTCTAAATACTCTCCACATTTAGGACAGTCCACTTTTCACCTCCTAACTCAGTGCTTTCCAGCACCAGTAATATCCAAATGCTACACCTGAAAGCCAGAACATAGTTAACAAGATAACATGGCTTAGATTAAACCTACTAAACTCCTTCTGTGATGCTTTAAAATCAGCAGTAGATCTGAATAGATCTTCCCATTGCTTGGTCATCTTCCTCTACCTCCTAAATATCATTAATAAACATCTTTAGAGTTTTCCTAACTTCCTTTGCTTCTAGTCCACGCCAATGAGTTATATTATTTAATACATAAAGAATCTGAACCTGTAATCCACGCCCAGTCATCCCTGCTGCTACCTTAGCATAGTTAACAGCATAATTAAGCGCCTTCACCTCAGCATTATTAACTATGACCCGACAGGCTTTCTTTACTTCCTTTTCTGTAGGCTTGCTCATTTGGTACCTCCTTTAATAATATAGTTCACTCCAATGTCCTTCATCCAATTTTCAACTGCCATATCATACCATGCCACCCAGCCAATGTCAAGCACTTGCACCCATTATTTTCACTCCCCTTTGCAATTACAGTTTGAATGCCTCTATTAGCCCATCTCTATAATCCACCAGTCCGTTTAAAATTTAAACGCACTATTCCTTAACAATAGCTCCTGACTCTATCAATGATTCAAGCGTAACTTTCTTCATCTCCTCAAATTCCCTCTCTCCTTCCTCCTTACTCCTCTTCATAGCTTCTGTTAGTTCTCCTAAATACTTTCCTTGTCCGTCTCCTCCCATTCCTCTATCTCCTACTCTCACCTCAGGCTCTATGACCTCTACACTATTCTTATTATGCACTATATTATACTGCTGAGGTACATAGTTCTTAGGATCTATTCCTTCATTCCTCAAGCTTTCAAATGCAATCGCATTGCTAATCTTCTTCACACTCCTCTTTTTCATACTATCTTGATACAATCCCTTCTCTCTCATATAGTTATTAGCCTCACTCACTGACTCAACTGTAACTGGCATCTTATCATTTGCCCTGAGCACTTCACACATCAGACTAATACTCCACGACACCAACTGACTCATCGTCCTTATCTCATGCCCTATGCTCTCCCAGTAAATACTTAACTCCGCTAAGCTAACCAGGTCAACTCTACTCTGCACCGGTACGCTTGCCTCCTGCTTAATTTCCCTACTCATTTTCCCTCCTCCTTTCTTATCTTAAGTTACAAGTTATCTACTATCCTACTATCTCCTATCCCGTATGCATGTATTCCGTATTCCGTATTACCCGTATGTGAGTTCAGGGGTGTGTATTTCAAACGGTGTTGAACGGTCTTGTTTATAATATATATATATCTATATATATATTTTTTTTTTCTAAGTTCGTTTAACAACATCCCCACGCACCCCTCTGAACTAACAAACACAATATACATAATACATAATACAACAAACATGCATACAATATAACAGATCTACTCCACATTGTCAATGGAATATTCAGGATGTTGTTTAAGTAGCATAGAATATACCAGGCACGGGACGTAGTTACGTGAAAGACTCTACAAATACTCAGAATAACCCACGTTTGTTTAAATATTAAACGAACTATTTATATCCCATAGTCAAACAATGCAGATCATAGGCAAAAAGAAAGGGTGATAACTAATGCTATCACCCCTTGTAATAAATGCTCCATGCCATCAGGTTAATTATTCAACTTCTGCGTCCAGTTTGATATTTGCAAGTATTGCTGGATTGTCGATTGCTGCTTCAGCTACATTTAGCGGAAGCCCGATTGCAGTCAATGAAGCAATTTGTTCCTTACGACTCTTGACCTTTTGTCCGGCATTTTGTGCTATCACGGTCGTGTTGTTCAGGGCCTCAATTTCAGTTTTTGATAGCATCCGAGTTGGTCGCTGAAACGCAATAGCCCTCGACCCACAAAGCCATGACTTAATATCAATATCACTTGCAGTCGTAAAGTCAATCTTGACCATGATCGAGACCTTTTCTTTATTATCATTAGTGATGCTCAATGCATGATTCAACGTGCCGATCATTTGACCTAATGTGTTTTCCATGTTGTGTACCCCTTTCATATTGGATGTGACAACATGGAGCATTTAATTGTATGAATGAATATCGGCTTAGTATATCATACCGGATAATTGTTTATTTAGTCCATTGTATCATATGTTACGATAAGTGTATCGTTTCCGGATTCATCGATTATTATATTATCGATTGTTCCATAGTGTATCCCAACATCACCGGACTTAAGCACCAATTCCATTTCATTATTATCTAGTACTTGTACACGAACCACGTCCTTGATTGTTTCCATGATACCACCTCCATTGATGATATCCGATACAATATTCTAAACCGATATTCAATTATCAAAGAACATAATGCATATTGCATTGATTACATATTACCAGACTGGACACCAATGTCAATATAAATCGTACACGAACAAATACCGTTCATCCAAGGTCGATGGGGGAACTTTGATGTAATAGTGCCGGGGTTACCTCTCTCACATTTTATCCCTAACTATATAATCGTACAATGTGGTACATTAATTATACCTAACATCGTCCAGAAAGGATGAGAGGTAGTATGTTTAAAAATTGAACGGTCTGGTGGAAACTTCATAGTTAATTAGATCGTAGACAAAGATGCAATGAATGTGCTAAAAATTACGTTGACTTTTTGGTGTTCTTCTGTTATCATGAGACTATTAGAAATTTATTTTAAGGGTGACTAATGGAAAACGTACAGACAAGAAAGGGTCTTTATGGTCTTGAGTTCAGGGACGTTGATAAGAGACGAGTCCCTGAAGGAGAAGTACGTAAGACTTACAACATTAAGTCTCTCTGGCAGCGAAGTCATGAGATTATTAATCTTGCTGCTAAAGGATATAAGAGCGTAGACATAGCTGAGATTCTTAATATTGCTCCTAGAACAGTTTCTGGTACCTTAAACTCTGATCTAGGTGAAAAGAAACTTTCCGACATGCGTCTTGAACGAGATAATGAAGCTAAAAAAACAGTAGAAAAAATCCGAGTATTATCTAACAAGGCACTCAGTGTCTATCATGAAATCTTCGACGATGAGTCTGGAGAGTGTAACATGAATGATAAGAAGAAAGTCGCTGACACTGTATTACTTGAACTAAGCGGTCTCCGTGCTCCTACACGTATTCAAAGCCAATCGATTAGTACTACACTAACCAAGGACGAACTTGAGGAATTTAAAAAGCGTGGGGTTCAAGCTGCGCGTGAATCTGGAATGATCATAGATGCTGAGCCTGAGGAAGTTAAAGAGAATGAGAGTTCTGCAGAAGAACAGTGTGATTCTAACAGTTGAGCACTGGAAATGTAGTATTAGAAGAATACTCTTTGCTGCAGAACAAAGCTACCCTGAAGACTACGTACTTAAAATAACTCGTGGATGTGAAGAAGTAGAAGGTGGAGCAAAGCATTCAAAGCATCTTCCACCAATCTTTGACGCACTGGATTTAAGAACAAGGGATTTACCAGAAAGCATTAATAGAGAAGAAATTATCACTAACATGCAAGCAATTCTTGGCTCTAACTACTATGGTTATTATAGGAAGCATGAAACTAAAAAAGGTCCTGTAGAATGGATTCACTTTCAGTATAACAGAGGAGACAGATGAAGGCTGGAAAGTGGGACTTAATCATACATAATTATGAAGGATTTAACCTTTTACTTTCTACTTCCTTTATTGAATCATCTGAAGAGAGTATTGAGAAACACACAGGTGGCTGTGGCCCTGGAGGACTCGGCGACTGGCTTGTACCTGACACAGCATGGGGCGAGAGCCTTTTCCTTGCCTGTCAAGTACACGACTGGATGTACTATGAGGGAGAAACAGAAGAAGACAAGGTAATCGCTGATAGGGTTTTTCTATGGAATATGACAGTAGTTATCCAAGATGTTCCACACGGTGAAGGGAAAGAAGATCAGAAACTTGATATCTTACGTCTTAGACGAGTAATGACTTATTATCAGGCAGTAAGCTATGGTGGAGACAGAGCCTTCTTCAAGGGAGAAACACCGCAAGCAGCTGACATAGATCCTGACTTAATAACCGACAAATCCAGCAATCCGAGACTTAGATAACACCAAAGACCGTTTAAATTATAAACAATCTGGAGGCAATATGAAAAAACTATTCCTTTTACTCTTCCTTTCATTATCCCTAATACTAAATGTAGCAGCTACAACCTACATGACTGATGCAATAATGACTGGGACTAGTGGCCTCTGGACTGATTCTCGTGCTTACTTAACCATAGATGATGCCATAACTGACATAGGAGCTACTAACCAAACTCTCTACATTGCCAGATCAGAGACAACCACAGCCTTAACAATCCCTGCTAATGTACGTCTTAGATTTGTCAAAGATGGCGCTATTAACAATTCAGGGCAATTAACTATCAACACACTTGATGTCTCAGCAGACGCTGACCGACAGATATTCTCAGGTACTGGTGACATTGACTTTGTAACAGGCTCTGTCATCCGCTCCTCATGGTTCTCAGACCTTGACGAAGCCTTAGACGTAACCTCTGATGATACTTTAACTATAGTAATTTCTGAGGCTGAAACAACTACTAACGACATGGCAGTAGGCAACGACGTAACTCTCCGCTGGGAATCTCCTCTTATCATAACAGTTAACGCTGGTGATACTATATCTAACATCAAGAATATAGAAGCTGAAAATTACCAAATCTTCTCAGGTGCTGGAGACCTTGACTTTCTTGATGGCACTAGACTTAAACTTTCCTGGTTCAACCGTCTTCGTAGTATAGTTACTTGGGTTGAGGATGAAGAAGTAATATTAGAGATTTCTACGTCAAGTGAAATAAGCACAGACTTAATCATCCCTGCAGGTTTATCTATAGAGGCTGGAGATTATCAGATATTTAGTTTTACTGGGATAGGTGCTCTTACATTCCCAGTAGGGATGAAAAACCCTGTCCTTCCAGAATGGTTTGGTGTTATTGGAGATGGAACAACTGATGATGAGGACGCATTTGAAGAAGCACTTGCATCTGTCTCTGAAAATGGTGGCAATACCTTTAAAACCGCCCCAGGCAAAACTTATCTATTTGGAGCTGATGGTGATCAAGAAGTATTATTTACTGGCTCAAACATGATCTATGATTTTAGTTCTTCTACCTTTAACGGAATGGTTACTTTTGGTCCTCGAGCCGCAACAGGACAAACACATGATGTGGTAGTAAATGACGGCATATTTCATTGTCTTGATGTACGAGGGGCGGAAGCAGATAACCGCTATCGAGCATGGCAAGGATCTCTAAATGTTATCTATGCTAATCGTATCACTTTCAACAATCCAATTATACATACTGCTGTACAAGTAGCCGGTATGCAGATTCAGACAGATACTACTTTAGGAGCTGACCCATTTCAAAACATCTCCAACATCACTGTCAATAGTCCTATCTTTGTAGGTGATGATGGGCTTTCCCCTCAAGCAATGGACATTTCTTGTTCTGGTGCTTATAACAACATGATTACAGACGTAACTGTAAATAATGCAAAGATTAACAATGTTCTTCGTGGCTTAGAAATAGGTCACAATGATCCTACTGCAAACTACATTTCACGTATCCATATAAATAATGTATCTATGAATAATGTACTAGACACAGGAATAGATATCAAAGGAACATTTTATTCTAGTGTCTCTGGAACAATCCAGAATGTTGGTTGGAGAGGCTTAAGATCATATAATAATGCTTATTCTACATTTAATCTAAACATCCATGGAAGTGATACTATAACAATCCCACCATTTGATCCTGCTGATCCATCCTTAAGTACCCAAGATCCAGCTGGTGCTTATATACAGAATACGGCGACTAGCCTCCCTACCTACTTCCCAGAATTATTTATCACTGGGTATGATACATCTGATAGGTGGGACTATGGTATGAAAATATCTGGAAAAGGTGCAGTTATCGGAGATGTCACATTATCATTCTGTACTATAGGAATTGATAATGATCTTACCTATGGGAACATCTTCGGTAAAGTAGTTATGGACAATGTAACTACGCCTTTTGAGTCTGAGCATAATGCAAATAACTGGTATGATAGTATATTAATAACTGGAGCACCTCCAACTGTATATGAAACCAGTAATAATTACTTCGTAGAAAAAGTCACACTAACAAACAATGAGATTAAAAACTTACGTGCATCACCAAAAGAACTTGTAGCAACTGCTGGAACATACTGGTATTTGGAACTAGTCAGAGTTATTCTAATGCTAGACTACGGTTCAAATGTACTGACAGAAGCAGGTGATAATCTGGTTGTTGAGTATAGTAATGGAGTTGATATATCAGCAGCTATCGAAATGACAGGATTTATTGATAAAAATGCAAACTATGTAATAATGGCTAATGGTTTAGCTCTTGGAACAACTGCTGCAAGCAGTATAAGGAATAAAGCAATTCGACTGTTTAACACTGGTGGTGCAGAATTTGGTGGGAACGCTGGGAATGATACTACTATGTTAGTCATAGTAATCTATAGAAAACACTACGCTATATTATAAATCTTATGGATAAATACTTAGAACAAATCTTAACTCAATGCAGCTTCTCAACACGAGCAACTGCTAAAACGTTCTTCCCTGAGCGCTTTGAACTTCCTTTTGCTGAATCTGTGCATGGGAAGATCTTTGATCTCATAGACGGACCAGCACAAAAGGTTGCCATCGCTGCACCTCGTGGTTGGGGAAAGACTTCAATCGTAGCACTTGCTCTAATGGCTCGTTACATCCTATTCCATCACACAGGATTCATCTGCTACATAAACAAAAGTCATGACGCTGCCTCGCTTCAGACTGAAAACTTACGCCGTGAACTAGTCACCAACAGAGAAATAAGAGCCTTCTTCGGCCACTTCAAATATCGAGATGTTAATGCTAAGGAGTTCGAAGAAACGTTTAGCAAAAAAGCCTGGGTCGCTTATGATACATTAGTCTGGCCTCGTGGTGCTGGGCAGCAAGTCCGTGGAGTGCTTTTCAAGAATGACCGCCCTGGGCTAATAGTAATAGACGACCTTGAAGACCCGCAAAAAATTAACAACGATGAGATTCGTAAATCTTGGTATGAGTGGCTTTATGCAGATGTGATCAAAGCCATTCCACGGATAGGGAAGAACTCTAAAAATTGGAAAATAGTCTACATTGATACTTTAAAGCATGAAGACTCTGTGCTACAAAAACTAATTGAGTCGTCTGAGTGGGACTCAATACGACTCGAGGCTTGCGACGACAACTTTAAATCCTCAGCTCCTGACTTTATGTCTAATGCAGATATTCAAAAGGAATGGCAGCAGCATGTTGACGCTGGACAGACAGATGTCTTCTTTCGTGAGCTACGTAACTTACCTATCTCAACTAAAGATTCAGCCTTTCGCCAAGATTACTTTCGCTATTACAACTTACCTCCAGAACGACATGGAACAGAAGATGATCTTAAGAAACTCGATGTTGAAGTTCAGCAAGATAATAACATTGAGACAGTAGTCATCCTTGACCCTGCAAAGACTGTGAAAGTTCACAGTGCTGAATCAGCTATTGTCGGAGTAGGCATAGACCTTGCAAGTGCTAAACTTTATATCAGAGACATTATATCAGAGAAACTTTACCCTGATGAGATCTACGATGCTATGTTTGGTATGGGACAGAGACTAGGAGCAAAAGTCCTTGGTATTGAGGAAACTTCTCTCAATGAATTTATTAAGCAACCTATTAAAAATGAGATGTTTCGTCGAGGGTCGTTCTTTGAACTTGTCTGGCTTAAAGCCCGTGGTGGAATGAAGAAAGAGCTTCGTGTTAAGGAGCTTGTTCCCTATTATCGAGGTGGCTATATATATCACAACGCCTCATGTGCTACAGTTAAAAAGCTTGAACAGCAACTCTTAATGTTTCCACGCTCAGCACTCTGGGACATAATGGATTGCTTTGCATACATAATTGAGATGCTTGAACTAGGCGAACGATACTTTAGTCCAAAGGAAGACCCTAATGATATTGATTCTGAGTACAAAGAACTCGACTATGAACCAGCCGTCGAGAATTGGAGATACGCATGAGTCACGGAGTGAAGAAAGAAACCTACGTAAACGCAGATGAGAAAACAACTAAGGCACTAACATTTGACATGTTAGACAGCATGGGAGCAAGGATAGATGAGATGGTAACTTGTCATAAGTCACAAGTTGAAGAATGTAAAGGAAAGTTTAATAAGATAAAAAACAAAGGGAAAAAAGACACTGCTATTGCTTCAGTATCAGGTTTTGGCGGTGGAGCATTTGTAGTGGTTACTGGCTACGTCAAACAGTGGTTTGATTTCTAAGACCGTTCAATTTTCAAACGAACTAAGGAAGGTGCTACAATGAACTATACTCAAGAATTAGACAGGACTCCTTTCTATTATGAAAAACTTACTATTACCAGCCTTGCAGTCGTAAGACTAGATGCAACTTATCGGGCTGACTCTAATGCAATCTTCTTAACAATTGAAGATGCTAGCATTAGATATCGAATTGATGGAGGAGACCCTATTGTTGCTCCAGTTGACGGTCATCTTGTAGTCTCTGGAGATAACATATATATAGTAGATCCTCATTCAATTCAAAACTTTCGTATGATAGCTGCAGTCGATCAAGAAGACGCTGTGGTAATAGCTACATATTACAAGTGAGGTGTATCATGAATAGATTGTTTAAATATTTAACGGTCTTGATTGTCTTGTTATTTAGTACTTTAGCATTTGCTTCTCCTCATGGTAGAGGACCTGTAGGACGAGGTGGGGTAACAGCTGCTTCATTAGGCCTAGAAATAGGAGTTGATGTTCAAGAATATGACGCTGACTTGGATACCTTTGCAGGCATCACGCCTTCAGCAGATGTAATTACTCTATTAGGAAGCACTAATGAAGCAGATCTTCGTGTGAATATAGGTCTTATCATAGGTACTGATGTTCAAGCCTATAGTGCAGGTTTAGCATCAATCTCTGGGCAGACTGAAACTAATGGTGGGATACTTTATGGCACAGCTGATAATACTTATGGATGGTTAGCTGCTGGGACAGTCAATTATCTTCTTCAGGCTAACGGGGCAGGTGCACCAACATGGGTATCTCAGCCTACCTTAGACGATCTGTTCTTGACCGATGGCGGTATCATCCGGGTAAGCACGACTACCACTGCTCATGCCCTGAAGTTTCAAATCTACGATGTTGATAACACGACCTGGCGGGATGCACTGACTTTTACTAATGGGGATAATCCTACGATCAGCCTTGGAGCTAATGTTACCCTTGACGGGCTTGGCGCTATGAGCCTTGGAGGGGTAGTCCTTGGCGACACAACTCCGGATGCCGTTGGAGAGTTCGGGTACGCCTCTGGTGAGTTTACCTTCTTTGGGACTAACGATGAGGACTTTGATATTCATGTAGGGTCGGCGGCAAATACAGTTTCCTTTAAGTCTGGGACCTCTGTTGCCAGTATTATCGGATTAGCTTCCTATTCTCTTGGCTCTGCCGGAGTGAAACTGACAGGAGACGGAGATGGGGCTATCACGGTTTTAGGGCTTGGCGATGGTAATGACGAGGACCTAACTCTTAACTTTGATGACACGGCTAACGCAGTAGTAATTTCAACATCGACAGGAGTCACTAAGTTAGATTTTAGTGCTATCAATCTCGTCACTACCGGCACGATTCAAGGTGCTATCACTATTAACTCTGACGCTAATAACATGAGTCAAGCTGAGATGACAGCTGTTGGAATGTACGGCTCAGCCTTTTTTGCAACAGGAGCGGGGACATACGACCTTCCGGCTGCGGTGGCAGGCATGAGCTTTATCTTGTACTCAACGGGTGCTAATGCAATTATTATTAATCC